GAGTCCGGCACCCGGCCCCACGCCATCACCCCACGTCGTCGCGACGCGCTGCGGTTCGTCCCGGCAGGCGGCGGCGCCGTGTTCGCCAAGCGCGTCAACCACCCGGGCACCAAGCCCCGGAACTACCTCGCCGCCGAGGCCAGCGCGTCCGACGCCCCGCTGACCGCCGCCGTGGAGCGCGCCGCCGACGCCGCGGCGTCCGCCTCCGGCCTCGACTGACACGCCACCCCAGCCCGCACCGGACCCGACCCGATGAGCCTCCTCACCACCGCAGGCCGGGCCCTGTTGCTCACGACCGCGTGGGGCTCCGGCTCCTACAAGGTCGCGCTGCTACGGCCCACCTACACGCCGTCTGCGGCCGACAGCCTGGCCAGCGCCATCACCTCGCACGAGGTCACCGGTTCCGGTTACGCCGAGGGCTACGGGGGCGCCGGCCGCAAGGCCCTGGCGTCCAAGACCGTCACGGCCACCGTCGCCACGGACAAGGTGGCGGTCGATGCCGCGGACGTGACGTGGACCACCCTGGACGCCGGGGTGGTGGCCTACGCCGCCGTGCTCCTGGAGTCCGGGGGCAGCGACGCCACCAGCACGCTGGTCGCCGTGCTGGACGTCCCGGCCACGCTGACCGACGGCACGGACTTTACCCTGACCTGGGCGCCGTCCGGGCTCTGGAGCCTGTGACCGATGCCCACCCCGATCCCGGCCGTCTGGGCGTGGACGCCGGGCGCCCCGTCGGTTCCGCAGCCGGAGGCCCGCTACATCCTCGGCGGCGTCACGCTGCCGGACACGGCGCTCACCACCGGCGCGGACCTCCTCGCCCTTGCTGACCCGTGGTTGGCGGAAGCTCTGCCGTACTACCGGCACTGCCTCAACCGCGCCCTGGCCACGCAACTGCGCGCCGCCCTGGCCGGCCAGTCTACCCCGTCGGACGCCTCGACGGCCGCGTGCATCGAAGCCCTGCCCGTCGACCCGGCGCCGTACCTCGCCGCCCGCGCGTTGCGCCTCCCGCTGCTCTGCGGCTACCCGCTCAGCGCGACCTTCGCCGAGCGCACCATGCACCGCGAGCGCATGACGCTGCGCTACCGGTTCGACTACCTCTTGCCGGCGCTCACCCAAGAGCAGGCCACGCGCATCCTCCCGATGCTGCAAGCCGCCGCCGGGGTGCTGCTCATCGCTACCCGGCTCGGCGCCAGCGCGTCCTACCAGAGCGGTCGCCGCGTCTGGGACGAGAGCGGATGCGAGCAAGTCCGGATGGTGGATGCGACCTTCGGCCTGTTCGAGTCGTCGCAGTTCGCCCACCCCATCCCGACCCTCGGGGTGACCGTCGAGGTCGCGCTGCTGTCCGACGACGACGACGCCGCCGGGCTCCCGTTCTGGGGGGCCGGCTTCACCCTCGACACCAACGACGACGCGGACAACCCGGCCACCCTGGTCACGACCCGCACGGAGATCCCATGACACCCCCCGTTGTCTGGACGTTCGCCGCGGTGCCCCGCGTGCGCGTCCAGTGCCCCAACGCCCTGCTTGCCGGCGTCGCCCGGATCATAGGCCAGCGCTACGACGCCGACTCCGGCGAGTACGTCGTGAGCGAGCCGACCACGTACCGGATGAGCCGCCGGGACGCCGCCCTCTACCGCGGCCACTTCGCCAAGCACCTGCGCCACGGCGAGTTGCTGCCCGGCGACGCCGCCACCGCTGAAGCTTTCGGCGTCCCCTACGCCGCCCCCGTCCAGGAGACCCCATGACCTCCCTCGCCCTCGCCCTCACCGGCCTCGACGCCAGCAACCCGACCCCGGGCACGTACCTCGAAGTCAAGTTCGCGCAAGGCAACGCCGGGGGCAACCTCGGCCCGCGCCGCGTGCTGATCCTGGCACCCAAGGCCAGCGCCTCCGGCACCATCACGCCGGACACCCAGGTTGTCCAGATCCAGGACGAGGCGGACGCCGTGCTCTACGCCGGCAACGGCAGCCCCGCGCACCGGATGGCCCGGCACTGGTTCGCGTCCAACAAGTCCGCCGAGGTCTGGCTGCTGTGCCCCACCGAAGGCAGCGGGTCCGCGGCGGTCGACAAGATCACCTTCACCACCACGGCCGCCGCCAACGCCGTGTGCGAGATCACCCTCTGCGGGGAGACCATCTCGTTCCCGGTCCTCAGCGGCGACACCGTGACGGCCATCGCCGTCAACGCGGTGGCGGCCATCAACAACCAGACCCACTGGCCGGTCATCGCCAGCAACAGCAGCGGCGTCGTCACCATCACCGGCAAGACCTCCGGCGTCATCCTGAACAGCGTCCGGTACCGCGCCAAGATCGTCGGCACCGGCGTGGCCACGACCGTGGCCCCCACCGCGGACACGGCCCTCGGCGCGTCCGGCGCGGGTGGCGCAGCGGCCGGCGCGGGCGTCATCACCATGACCAACGCCCTGGCGACCATGCTGCCGCGGAAGTTCGACGTCATCCTCCAGAGCGAGCAGTCCGCCGCGGCCATCGTCGCCCTGATGGATCAGGTCGCGGTCCAGGCCGAGCCGTCGACGGGGTTTCTCCAGAAGGTCTACGTCGGCACCGCGCTGACGCCTGCCGACGCTGCCACCCTGGCCAGCGGGTCCAACGGCAACCGCGAACGCCTCGACCTCATCAACGCGGAACAGTGCCCGGTCGAGCACTACGTGTTGAACGCCATCGTCGCGGCCAACTACGTCAAAAACAACGGGCCCAACCCGTCCTACTCGTTCGACGGCTACGGCACCAAGGCGGGCCAGTCCCTCCCGGGCCTGTCGCGGCCGTACAACGACGCGGCCCTGCCGACGTCGACGGAGATCCGGTCGATGCTCAACCAGGGCGTGACCCCCATCGCCTACACCGACGGCGGCGCCCCCTATGTGGTCCGCGCGGTGACGACCCGGTGCAAGACCGGCAGCGCGTTCGACTACCGGGTCCGGGACGCGCACATCGTGACCGTGGCGGACCGCTTCGCCGGTGATCTCGCTGTGCGCGTCAACGCCGCGCCGTGGACCAAGGTAGCGGCCGATCCGGTCGGCAGCGCCAAGGAGCCCGGCCCGGACTTCTGCACCCCGCGCCGCATGGCCGCGCTGATCGAGGGGCTGGTGGGCGACTACATGGACGCCGGCCACCTCGACCCCAGCAAGCGCGCCACCCTCATTGCCGGCATCGCCGTCGGGCAAGACCCGCTCGTGCCGTCCCGGCTCAACAGCCGCATCCCTCTCTACACCGCGGTTCTCTTGCACCAGCACGCCATGCTGGTCGCCGAGAGCAGCGCTGCCACTTGATCGGAGTCGACCATGGCCAGCCTACAGACCTATGACCGTGGCGCGTTCTTCCTGGACGGCCAGTTGCTCATCGAATCGCAGAGCGTCTCCGTCACGGTGGACCCGAAGCTCAACGAGGTCACCACCACGCAAAAGGGGTTCGCGGGCGTCAGCCCCGGCGCCGAGATGACCAGCATCGACGTGGCCAGCGCCCTGCCTCGCTCCGGCGTGGAGTACGACGCGCTGCTGGTCATCCAGGGGGTCGAGATCGTCGAGGCCCTGCTGTTCGTCGGCGCCGCCAAGTACAAGGCGAAGGGGTACATCAACAACCTGAAGATCGAGACCGGCACCGACCGCGCGGCGTCCTACTCGTTCACGATGATCTGCGGCCCGATGGAGAAGTCGGACTTCTGACATGGCAGGCCCTCCCGTCAAGCGCCAACTCGGCGCGCTCATGCAGCAGGTCGTCACCCGCGGCCGGCTGCCCCACGCCACCGTGGACTTCCCCCGGTGGGACGAGGCCGGGCTGCCCGTCGCCAAGGTCTACCTGCGCCCGCTGGCCCAGTACGAGTTGGACCTGTGCCGCGCCAACGCTCGCGCCTACGTCCACCGCGTCCTCGGCTCCAAGGACTCCGTGTCCTGGAAGCCGGAGGAACTGGAAGACAACGCCACGGCGGCCGAGATCCTGGCGGTGGCGTGTCGCAACGCCGACGACCCGGAGAAGCCGTTCTTTGAATACGGCGTGGTCGAGACGCGGGAGTGTACGACTGAGGAGCTGGCGATGCTCTTCAACAAGTACAACGAGATCCGCGAGCGCTCGTACCCGACCTTCCGCGAGATGTCCGAGGCCGAGGCGCTCGAATGGCTGAAGGCCCTGGAGGCGGACGCAGAGTCGTTCCCTTTCTACCTCACCTCGCGCTCGAAGCTGGAGGCATTCTGCGTGTGGGAATCGAAGTACTTGGTCTCCCTGGCGCGGCTTGTCGATGGCACGACATCGAACACCTCGCCTGCATCGCCCTCCTGAACGTAGGGCACCGGCGGAAGAAAGCAGCGGACCCGCGTGGCTGACGTCAAGATCAACTTCCGCATCAGCGGCGCGGACGAACTGCGCCGTGCGTTCGACGGCATCACCGTCAAGGCGCAGCGTGGCGCCGCGGCTGCCGTGCGTGCCCAGCAGACCGGCGCCAAGGAATCCGTGGCCGCCGCACGCCGGGCGAAGAACGAGATGCTGACCGACGCCGAGGCGCTGGCCAAAGCAGAGATCGCGCTCATCCAGCGGGTCAACCGCGAGCGCGTCAACGCGGCCAAGTCGCAGGTCCAACTCCAGCGCGAGGCGGCCGCCCAGCAGGAGCGCATCCTGGCGTCACAGGAGCGCGCCGCCCGTGCCAGCAACCGGCGCCGCGCTGCCGGCGAGATCGGGTCCGGGGCGGCGTCCGGGTTCAAGGCCGGGGCTGCCCTCATCGGCGGCGCCGTCGGCATCAGCGCTGTGCAGTCGGTCCGCGACCAGATGAGCCTGGACGAGCGCGCCGCGTTGCTGCGGAACGCCAGCGGCAAGAGCAAGGCGCAGTTCGATTCCGTTGCGCAGGCCAAGAAGATCAGCAACCTCACCGGCGTCAACGCAGGCGAGGTCATGGCCGGGTTCGAGGCCCTGTCTGGTAAGGCCGGCGGCGGTGGCCTCACCGAATACGTGAGCCAGTACGAGGAGTTGGCCAAGGTCGCCCGCGGCGCTGGCGTCAGCATGGGCGACCTCGGCAACACCCTCGGCACCCTCTACAACCGCGGCGTCAAGGCGGACTCCGTGGTCAAGGTCGTCGAGGCGCTGGTCCAACAAGGCAAGGACGGCGCCGTCGAGTTCAACCAGTTGGCCACCCTGCTGGACGCCAGCAGCGGCGCGCTCGGCCGGTTCAAGATGGACGACGCCACGCGCGTCATGAGCGCCGGTGGCCTGTCGCAGTTCGCCCGCACCTTCGGCAAGAAGTCCGCCGAGGAGTCCACCAACGCGGTGGAAGACCTGGCGCGCGACCTCGCCGGCAAGGCGGACGATATCCAGAAACTCACCGGCGGCACCCTCACCCGCGTCACGACCAAGGGCACCAAGACCAAGAAGTTGGTCAACGGCCGGATGGTCGAGACCGAAGTGGGCGGTGGCACCCGGGACCAGTACGCGGGCGGCATCGAGGTCGGCACCACCACGGACCGCGCGCAACTGCGCGACATCAACCAACTCCTCCCGGACATCATCGAGGGCGTCGTCAAGTCCGGCAACGCCGGCAAGTTGATGGGCGCAGGCGGCATCTTCACCGGCAACGCCACGGCCATCGCCGGCCCGTTGCTCCAGGCGTTCACGACCGGCATCAAGAAAAACAGCGAGGGCCGGTTCGAGTTGACCAAGGACGGGCAGGCCGCGGACATGACCGGCCGCGCCGCCGTCGAGGCGCTGCTCAAGCAGTTCCAGGCCGCCGACGTGGCGCCGGGGTCCAGCCAGAAGGCGTTTGACGAGGTGATGAAATCCTCGAACGCGCAACTCAACCAGAAGGTCGAAAAGCTCCGCAACGACCTCGGCGAGAAACTGGCGCCGATTGCCGCCAAGGCCATCGAGAATCCAAAGACCGCCATGGCCGCGGTCCTCGCCGGCAGCACCGCGCTGGGCGCCGGCAACGTCCTGGCCGGCAAGGCAGGCACGGCGATCCTGGACAAGCTCTTTCCCAAGAGCGTCGGTACCATGGCCGTGACCGCCGGGTCCGTCGTCGTCAGCGGCGGCGTCCCTGGCGTCCCGGGCGGTGGTGGTGGCGGTGCGCCTCCCGTTGTGGGCGGCGGCGCCAGCAAGCTCGTCACCGCGCTGGGCGTCGTCGGCGCCGGCATCGGCGGCCTGATGATGGGCAAGGAGATCGCCGACGGACTCGGGGACAAGGAGCGCAAGGGCCTCGACTCCAACATCGCCAACGCCTCCAACCTGGCCAGCCGAATCCGCACGGGCGCGGCCACGCCAGAGGAGGTGGCCAGGGCCAAGGCGCTCAAAGGCGAACTTGCCGGCGAAGCCGACAAGGGTTTCTTCGGTCGCCTCGCGGACGGGGCCACAGCCGGCGTCCGCGGCCTGGCCTCCGGCGACGTGTCGCTGGCCAACATCGCCAGCGTGCTGCCCCCCGTGGCCGCCATGCGCGGTGGCCTGGAAGCCGTGGGTGGTGGCCAGGGCAAGGGCGCCGCAGCGGACGCCGCAGCGGAACTCTCGTCCGCGCTGGCAAAAGCGCAACTCAAGTTGGACCCCGCCTCCGAGGTGAAGATCGCGGCAGGCACGGAACTCACCGTGCGGGTCAGCAACGCCAGCGAGATCGCCGGGGCCGGTAGCCTGCAAGGCCCCAAGGCTCAGATCGAAGGCCAGTAACCATGCCCATCGACCCCGCCACCCAACGCAGCGACCTGGACGTGCTGGCCACGACCAGCCTGGCGCAGTGGCGCGACGTGCCGTTCGTCTGCGGTCCGCTGTCGTTCGGCTTCGACCAGCAGCACGCCATCCACACCTACCCGGACCGTGACGCCGGCTACGTCGAGAGCACCGGGCGCAACCTGGCCACGTACACGTTCACGGCCATCTTCCGCCGGGGCGTCGTGGGGGACGGCGGCGGCAGCGATGCGTTCCCGAACGGGATGCTGCGCTTCCTGGCCGCCTGCGCCGACCGGACGGCAGGCGACCTGGACCACCCGATCCTCGGCAAGGTCCGGGCGAAGTGCCAGAACGTGCGCGCCCAGGTCGACCCGGCCCGGCGCGACGGCGCCGACGTGGAGGTCTCGTTCATCGAGGCGACCGACCGCGAGGACGAACTCACGGCGCTCCTGCAACAGAACTCCGCGCTGGGGTCGTCCTACGACGCGGCCCGGTCGTTTGACAGCGCCTACGGGGCCATCTCGCCGGAGCCCCCGGCGCTGCCGGAGTCACTCAAGCCGTCGCTGCTGGACAGCATCAAGCAGCTCGACGGCGCCATCGCGCAGGCGCAACTCGGGGTCGGTAACGTGCTGTCCAAGATCGACGGCATGGCCAACGCGGTCAACAACTTGTCCGACCGCATCGCCAGCCTCGACGACCCGAAGAACGACCGGGCCCTCGGTGCGCTGGAAAAGCTCTTCGCGTCCCTGGTCCGTCTGGCTAGGGAAACCCAGCGCCAGGCCCGGCCGATCCGCCCCGCCATCCTCGACCGGCCCATGTCGGTCGTGGAAGCCGCCGGCACCTACGGCACCCCGCTGGGCGCGTTCCTGAAACTCAACCCCCTGGCCGCCGCCGTCGAGGTGCTGGCGCCCGGGTCCACCGTGTTCGTCTACGCCTGACCCACCGTGCCGACCACCCCCGACCTTGACCGCGTGGTCCTCGTGCTGGAGGACGGGAACGCCTTCGACCTGTGGGAAGAGGTCACCGTCGAGGACTCGTTCCTGGACCCGTGCCAAACGATGCGCCTGCGGGTCGGCGCCGACGAGTCCCGGTTCCGCCTGTTCAGCGCGCTGCGCAAGGGCAGCGAGTTCCAACTCCTCGTCAACGACGCCCCGCAGATCAGCGGGTTCCTCGACAGCGTGAGCATCGACGCCAGCCGCAGCGGCACCAGCGTCGAGGTCACCGGGCGCGACCTGTTGAGCCCGGTGGTGGACAGCCACATCGACCGGCGCCTCAACGTCAAGAAGGGCATGAGCCTGGCCGACATGGCCCGCACCGTGTTCGAGGAGCAGTTCGCCATCAACGTGACCTTCGGCGCGCAGACGGTGACCGCCTCCTACGACGACGAGACGGTCAAGCTAGCGCGGGACAAGTCAACGAAGCGCGCGATCTCCGCACGGCCCAGCCGACGGCGGCGCAAGGCGGTCGACCCGGTGAAAGAGATCCAACCGCGTGCAAACGAGGGCGCCTACGCCTACTTCTCGCGGTTCGCTCACCGGCTCGGCTACCACGCCTGGGCACGCCCGGACGGGCAGGGCATCATCCTCGGCTCGCCCTGCTACGACCAGGACGCGCTGACCGATCTGGTCAACCTGCGCGGCGGCGACGGCAGCGGGGGCGGCAACAACATCGAGCGGTCCTCGATCCGCAGCGACAACACGCAGGTCCCGTCGCACCTCTACGTCTACGGCAAGAGCAGCAAGCCCGGCGACAAGTCCACGGTGATCGGCTTCGCCGTCCACGAGGGCGCGCCGTTCTTCAAGCCCTTTTACGTCACGGACGACGAGAGCGACGACAAGGACCACGCCGACGCTTATGCCCGGTACCTCATGGGCAAGGCGCTGCGGACCGCGTGCGTCTACACCGTCACGGTGCGCGGCCTGTCTGCCCCGAACGGTGGCATCTACAACGTGGACACGGTGGTCAACGTGACGGACGAAGCGTGTGGCGTCGACGGCCCCATGTGGGTCGAGCGCCGCGTGTTCCGCAAGAGCCGCGCCGGCACCTTCACGGACCTGACGCTGATCGCCGCGGACTCGCTCTTGCTCGACTACTACGCCAACGACTCGTTGCCGCCGTTCGAGAAGCCGGCCGCCGCCCGCGCCGCCGCGAAGGCCAAGCCGCCGCTGGCACGACGCCCGCTGACCGGCCTGGACTATGCGGCCCTGGCGCTGGGCAACACCATCGGCGCTAACCAGGCCGCCATCGAGAGGCAGGCCATCGACGAGTCCGCGCCGTACCTGGAGAACAGCAAGGCCGTCCTGTCCAACGACCCGGGCAGCACGCTCAACCCGGCCAAAGAGGCCAAGAAGACCTGATGGCCCCCCGCTCGCTCCAGTACAGCACCCTGTTCGGCGCCACCTATGGCACCACCGCCTCGGGTGGCGCGTCCACGCTGGTCACCGCGTCGATACGCGACGGCGACGACGAGGACGGGCAGACCGGCCACGACGTCGAGGTGTGGGGCGTCGCCCCGGTCCTCTACGTGCCGGACGACCCGGACAAGGACGGCGGCTGCCAGGCCCTCACGACGCTCATCGGTGGTACGCCCGTGTGCATCGGCACCCGTGACCTCCGCGCCGTCCGCGCCATCCCCGGGCTGGCCAAGGGCGACGCGGCGTTCGTCTGCCCGACGGGTAGCAGCGGGGTCATCGCGCAGAAGGACGGCACCCTCACGCTGCTCCAGCGCGGGAAGAACGGCCGGGCGGATGCGCTCCTGACGCTGCAAGCGGACGGCGCGTTCAACGTCACCACCCCGTTTGGCCAGATCGTCCTGGACGCCAAGGGCTTCCGGGTCATCGGCCCGAACGGCGAGGCCATGGGGCTCGGCGCCAACGATTTCACGGTGACGGCCACCACGATGAGCCTGGCCGGCGCCACCGTCGCGCTGGGCGTCGGCGCCAGCGTGCCCCTGGCCGCGCTCCCGCTGACCGTGGCGGCGACCGGCGGCGGCCCTGGCTTCTACTCGCCCACGCCCGTCACGCGCATCTTCGTACCGCCCGGCTGACCACGATGAGCCTCTGCCAACTCCCCACGCTGACCCTCCCGGGTCTGCCGTCGATCTCGTTGGCGCTGCCCATCCCGGCCATCCCCATCCCGACGCTGCCGTCGATCAACCTCCCCGGCCTCAACCTCCCGGGCATCCCGATCCCCTCGCTGCCGTCGATCAACCTGGCGCTGCCCATCCCGGCCCTGCCGATCCCGGCCCTGCCGAGCATCAACCTACCGGGGCTGACCTTCAAGATCCCCATCCCGGGCCTGCCGTCGATCAGCCTCAACCTGCCCATCCCGGCCATCCCGATCCCGACGCTGCCCTCCTGCCCCTTCGACGCCCTGTGAGGTCACCATGAGCTTCGGCACCGGATACGCTGGCTTCGCCGGCTTCGGCCTCGGCGCGCCCACAGGCATCCCCGCCCCCGGCGCGGCCTACCTGCGCAGCGCGGACCTCAGCCCGGCGCGTGCGTTGGACCTGGCTAACCGGGACTACCTCACCGACGACGACCAGACCGGTAGCCCGCACGAGGCGTGGGACGGGCTGGCGCAAAACGTCGTGCTGCGGCTGACCACCCGGCGCGGCCGACTGCCCTTCGATGTGACCTTCGGCAACGACTTCCTGAACCTGGACCGCGTGCCGGCGAACCTCGACGCGGTGGCCCGCACCGCCGCGGTGGCCGCGCTCTCCGACCTGCTGACCGCCGGGCTGGTCCAGATCGACGACGTGACCACGGACCGGATCGGTGGCCTCGCCGCCATGATCGTGACGTGGCGCGACCTCCGCACGCAGACCGCCCGCTCCACCCGCGCTGTTGCCCCCGGCACCTGAGCACCCCACCCCATGCCGACCACCTACGACACGCCCTCCGCGGCTGCGCTGTCCGAGCGGATGCTCGCCTTCCTTCGGCGCGGGCTCATCAGCCGCGGCGTCCCGGCCACCAGCGCCGCTGCCGCCACGGCCAAGGGCACGGACCGGTGGCTCACCGTGCAAGCATTCGTGCAAGGGCTCCAGGTGGTCCTGGCCAACCAGGTCGCACGCGAGGATGCCTTCCTGCCGGACACGGCGACGGGCGATGACCTGGACCGGATCTGCGCCATCTACGGGCTGACCCGCT